GATGAACGCCGAGATGGAGGGATTCCACGGCAGGGCTAAGGAAGACTACCTGAACGTTCGCATCTTGGTTCTTGATGACCTTGGTAAAGAGTATGGCTCTAAGTACGACGATTCATCCTTTGACGAGGTTCTTCGTGCACGATATGATAAAGGTCTACCGACAATTATCACCACTAATGTCTCTCGTGAGAAGTGGGCTGACGAATATAGTGATGCTATGGGCAGTTTTGCCTACGAAGCGTTCACTCGAGTTCGTATTATTGGAGAGGACCTACGACAGCTATGAAGGACGTAAGCATGGATATCCAGTGGAGAACTGTTCAGATATTTCTCGATGCCGATGGCGTCGCTGAGGTTGAGCTGGATTCAGAAAATAGCTCTAAGATGCGTTGCACTTGCTTGACGTTCTCTAACGCTGCTCGTTGCAAGCACACTAAGTACATCCGTAAGCAACTGTCTGACAATGACGGTCACTATTCAATTTTGATTCCTGAAGAGGTTGATGACGAACTGGCTCTTGAGGCTATGGAAGACCCAGCAGCTTTCAGGGATTTTATTATTCGTTATGGCAAGGTGGAAGTAATTGATTAAAGGAGATATTTCTAACGAAACTCCTCCGCGCCTAATCGTTAACATCGATGTAGTGGCAAAGTCTCACGTAGAGGAAAAGGGGCTGCTTGTTAAGAGCGCCCACCGCACGTCTATTGTTCCCAATAACCTTGCGCTATCTCACCTTTGGAATATATCCGATAAGTTTGGCCTATCAGTAGAGCTAGCCGCATATCAAGACGATTCCTGGTCACAGAAGGACTTGGATGGCTTCATGGACCGTTTGGACCGTCGCGGAGCTAATCCGTTCAACTATGCCGAGCTGTACGCTGGTGTAGAAGACTTCGTAGCTGACCTGCCATATAGACCTAATCTAAAAGGCGTTGTAGACTTGAGAGAACGAGTTGTTCGGTATGGGTCTTGGGGAATCGAACTAGACAACTTGTAAGCATTAACAGGAGGGCAAAAAAATGGCATACGATAACGAGTATCGCCTCGTCAGTAAGGTAATTGCTGACCGCAACATTATCCCAGTAATTGAGCGTGGGATTAAAGATGACTGGATTGTAGACGACGACCTTCGTCGCGTATGGAAGTTTGTGCGAGAGCACTACTCGAACTACCGTGAGGTACCTACTGCCGTTGCTGTTAAGGATAACTTCCCTAACTTCAACACTCTTAAGGTAGAAGACTCTATTGACTACCTCATCGATAACATGGTGGCATTCCGTCGCCGTACGTTGACCCGTAATGGTATCGAGCAGGTCATTCACAAGATTGATGTGAATGACCACGATGGTGCCCTCAACGAGATGTCGAAGACGGTAACCCTTGTTAACGACCAAGGTATCATTGGCACTACTCACCTTGACGTAACTAAGGACCCAGATAAGTTCTGGGAAGACTATCAGAATGTTCACAACTCAATTCTTCTCGGTGTACCTACTGGCTTTGAGAAGATTGATGAGGCCACTGCAGGATTACAGGGCGGACAGCTAGTTACTGTTATTGCTCCACCTAAGACAGGTAAGTCTCAGATTTGTCTTCAGATGGCTACTAACGTTCACGAAGCAGGGCTGGTACCAATGTTCCAGTCATTTGAGATGAACAACCACGAGCAAAGTCAGCGCTATCTGTCGATGTCTGCCCACCTGTCTAATGGCCGTCTACGTCGAGGCAAGCTTAATGCCGCTGAAGAAGACCGTCTTATTGACTTGCTTGATGAGCTTAAGACTAAGCACCCATTCCACTTTGTAGACGCTATTAACGGACTTACTGTGGACGCATTGATGGCTAAGGCGGAGCAGCTAAAGCCAGACATCCTATTCGTAGACGGTGTGTACCTGATGATGGACCAGGTTACTGGTGAAGCCAATACTCCTCAGGCTCTTACCAACATCACTCGTGCTTTGAAGCGCGTAGCTCAGCGACTAGATATCCCAGTAGTAATTTCTACCCAGACTCTTCTCTGGAAGATGAAGGGGTCTAAAGTATCTGCTGATTCCATCGGTTACTCGTCTTCGTTCTTCCAGGACTCAGATGTGATTCTTGGTCTTGAGCCAATCGAAGAGGATGACGAGATTCGTCTTCTTAAGGTTGTTCAGGCACGTAACTGTCCTCCATCAGAGACCTCCATTACGTGGAAGTGGGACACTGGTTGCTTCCACGATGAGACTAAAGCACTTACCTGCAAATTCTGTACTCCTTTTGCGAGGACAGCATGATTATCGATGTAGCGAAAGCACTAGACGCTCTAGGGATTGAGTACGAGGAAAAGGGCCACGAAGCTAGCGCTCTGTGCCCAATGCACTGGGAGCGTACAGGCAAGGATGACCGTTCACCTTCATGGTGGATTAACCTTGACAGTGGAATGCACATCTGCTTTTCCTGTCACTACAAGGGGAACCTTCTTCAGCTAGTCTGTGATGCTAATCAGTTCTACATCTCCTCTTATGGAGATACGTACTCATACGACTACAACGCGGCCCAGAACTGGCTTGCTGGAATCGCACAGATTCCTTTGGAGAAACTAAAGGAGATTGTTGCCAATCTACCTAACTATCTAGAGCCTGCTCCTAAGCCAATTGACATGTCGGAAGCTCGTCTAGCTATCTTTATGGAGCCACCTCAAGATGCGCTTGACTCTCGCAAGATTACTGCAGACGCTGCACGTGAATACGGCGTCTTGTGGGACGAGAAGAAGGCGAATTGGGTTCTCCCACTTCGTGAGCCCCACTTTAACAAGCTGATTGGTTGGCAGGAAAAAGGCACCATTCAGCGAACCTTTATGAATCGACCAACTGGTCTACCTAAATCTAAAACATTGTTTGGAGTGAACACCCAGAATGAATCCTTGGCTATTGTCGTCGAGTCTCCTCTTGATTGCGTCCGTATTGCTAGTGCTGGGTTTCCTGGGGCACTAGCTATCTGCGGTTCCAATCCTTCAGAGGACCAAGTTAAACTACTTCGATACTCCGAAAGAATTATTGCTGCTTTTGATAATCCAAAGGTAGATAAGGCTGGTCGTAAAGCCTGTGAAGAAATGCGTCAGTTTGCCCGTAAATACGGTTTAAATCTAGCGTTTTTCAACTATGGTGATACTGGGAAGAAAGACCCAGGCGACCTCACCGATGAGGAGATTGCGTGGGGAATTCAAAACGCAAAATCTTCTCTACTCGGTGAAAAGGCGTATGTTTAAAGGAACACTCAAACCATATCAAGTTGAAGCTGTCGAAAAGATGGTGGAGCAGAAACATATCCTTGTAGCCTATGAAATGGGTCTAGGAAAAACACCTATGACTATCGCAGCTCTAGAAGAGCTACGAGGTAAAGGTAAGATGACTCGCACCATCTTGGTTCTTTGCCTTGCCTCGCTGAAATACCAGTGGCAAAAAGAAATCACAAAGTTCAGCGATTCAAGTGCGCTAGTAATCGATGGAACTAAAACTCAACGAGAAAAGCTGTACGCTCAAGTTGTAGACCATGACTACGTAATCATGAATTACGAGCAAGTAGTAAATGACTGGGAAATAGTACGGCACTTTGAGTTAGATGCGATGGTCTGTGATGAGGCTACCGCAATTAAAGGCTTTAGAGCTAAAAGAGCAAAAAAGGTAAAGGAGCTTTCCAAGAAAGTTCCAGTGCGTTTTGCACTGACAGGTACCCCAGTAGAGAACGGGCGACCAGAAGAAATCTACTCGATTATGCAGTTCGTAGACCCAACTGTACTAGGTAGGTTCGACATTTTTGATAAAACGTTTATTGTACGAAACCATTTTGGTGGAGTTCAGAGGTACCGAAATCTACCGCTACTCCACACCACTTTGATGGGCCATGCTGTTCGTAAGGCCCAACATGATGAGGATGTAAAGCCTTTTCTTCCTGAGGCTATTTACCGCGAGCCAGTTATTATCAAATTGGATAAAGCCTCACAAACTCTTTACAACAAAATTGCAGGAGACCTTACAGAGCTACTTATTCAAGCTCGTGAAACCTTTGGCAGCAATTTCAACGTTGCAGCGCATTATGGGCAGATGTATGACCCAGGCGACCCAGCAGTAGAGCTTCGGGGAGAAGTTATGTCGCGTATCAGCGCTCTTCGAATGCTTTGCTCTAGCCCAAATGTCCTACAGTCTAGTTACACTAACTTTGATAACCATACGGGTAAGGGAAGTGCGTACGTGCACTCTCTAGGTGACTTAGTTCATAGTGTGTCAAAAACACCAAAGCTAGATGCTACTATGGAATACCTTCAGGACCATCTCGATATTGATGATACGTATAAGGCGGTAGTCTTTGCCTCCTACCTCGATTCAGTGTCTGAGTTGGTTGATAGACTAAATGCAAAAGGCTATGGCGCTGTTGCGTACACAGGAGAGATGAATGCCGTTAAGAAAGAGGACGCCAAGGTCAAATTTCAGTCCAGAAGTCACATTCGTGTTCTCGTGTCTTCTGATGCTGGAGGTTACGGTGTGGATTTGCCTCAGGCTAATCTTCTCGTAAACTTTGACCAACCGTGGAGTTCTGGACTTGCGGTCCAACGTAACGGTAGAATTAACCGTACATCGAGTGAATGGCCAAGTATCACGATTCAAGATATTCTAGTCAAGGATTCGATTGAGCAACGGCAGTATGATATGCTCAAGCAGAAAGGTAACATCGCAGGAGCAATCTTGGATGGAGCCAATATCAACACTAAAGGTGGTGTTGACTTGACAGTTGGAAGTTTGATAGACTTCTTAACTAACAAAGCCATTTAGGAGGGCAACCGTGGCAAACCGCATTGAAGAAGAAGGGTCTCGTTTTGAGGACCCAAACTCACTAGAAGCACAAGTTCGTGAGTACATTAAGGTAAAGTCCACCATTGATTTGATGGAGACCCGTTCCAAGGAACTGCGCGAGAAGCTATTTAACGTTCTGGATTCTGAAGGACTAGAAGACAGCAACGGCAACATTCAGTTTGAGTTCCCTACTGCTATCGAGGGCATTGTTCGACTTGAGAAGCAGCGTCGCACTACCCGCAAACTCAATGAGCCTATTGCTGAGGAAATTCTTACTGCAAACGGTATCTACGACGAAGTATTTGTTCTAAAGCCAACCCTTGACGAAGACAAGCTGATGGCGGCCTTCTATGAAGGAAAGATTACCGAAGAGCAGCTTGACGAAATGTTCCCAACTAATGTAGTCTGGGCACTAAGGACACTTAAGAAGTAACTATGCCAGGATTACGTGGAGACGATGACATCCTCAAAGCCTTTGAGGGCCTTGACCGTGTGCCTGGGTCGAAACAACTCCGCCGTAGTTCTTCCCCAGAGTCCGAAAAAGTAAAAAAGAAAATCTTCAATGAACTTCCAGAGTGGGATGCAAATCCAATTATGAAAGTTCTAGGAGGAATGGAACGAGAAGTATTTACTATCTCTGCCTTGGCAGAGGCCCTAGGAAAGAAAATTGTCACCATTCGACTATGGGAACGAAAAGGATACCTTCCTATCGCTCCTTACAGACTTCGTGCTAAACAGCTGAATGGCAAAAAGGTAGATGGTAATCGAGTTTACTCGAGACCACTTATCGAAATTGCTATCGAAGAGTTCACCGCTCGTGGACTTTTGGGTTCAGCTCGTGTAGAATGGAGTAACCACGGTGATTTAACAGATGCGTTAGTTCGTAGATGGAGAATTGTTGTGGCAGATGAGAGCCGTAAGGCCTCCGAATAACTGGACGAAAGTCCCCTAAAGAAAGAAAATCATGGTTAGTAACCCGACAGTACAGGCTGACGACTACCTAGTTGAAGACTCGGTAGACGCAAAGCCAAAGCACGGCACCACCGTACAGGCAGGCTGGGGAGCAGCAGACGCTTTCCTCAACAAGCCAAAGCAGTCAGAGAGCAAGTTTGCTACTGACTTCAAGTTCTCA